TTTAACCAAGCAAGTCTACATGACCCAGATCCTGAGCTACTAGAAATCTATAAAGATATTCCAGAAATAAATGAAGAAGATGCTAGAGGCGAAAAGATCTGTAGACCATTATTTTCTCAATCTGATTTACCTCACGTACTTAATTTTACTAAAATAACCCCTGACAATATTATACCAGATTCTAAATTTTATTACTTTGTAACATTACATCATCATAACTGGTTAGCTGCAAAACACTTAAATTTACTTCCAGAGTATGTATTATCAGGATTACGTAGTAATAATTGCAGATTAATTTTAGATAATAGTTTAGAAGGAGATAAAGCGGAAGAATTTTATGAAACTTTATATAAGTCTCTACATAGTTTAGATATCAACCCCGACTATGTTACTTATGTTACTAGTAATTTGATAGCAGAAGAAACACATACTAAATGGTTGGCTGATAAATCTTACAAAGATAAAAAAATAAACGTAATCTCTTTTCCTTGGAATATACACGATGTTAAGAGGTTGATTAGTTTAGGACATTTACCAGAAGAAGTAAATATAGAAAAAGAAATAGAGTATAAAAAAGAGAACTTAAATAAAGTTAAATCTTTTCTTAAAGTTAATCGCACATGTAGACCCGAAAGAAATATTTTTATGCTTTTTATTAATAGATTAGATCTATACGATAGGTTTAAGATTAGCTTTAATAACTATAATAAAGATTATGATTTATTCGACTGGTTTCCAGATCTGACTGGACAAGAAAATATAGATTCACTTATAGCTAAAGTTCCTTTTGATATTGATAAGAGTGATGAAGATAATCACGGACCTCCGGGTATAGGTAAAGGAAAGTTTGACGCTGATTTACCTTTTAATCCACTTCACTATAAAAATACTTTAATCAGTACTGTTATGTGTGCTTTTCCTTTTGTAGAGAATGCATGTCATATACATAGTTCTACATATAATCCAATTTACTGTGGTCATCCTGTTATTCAGTTTGGACCTGTTGGACATCTTAAAAAATTAAAAGAGCTTGGCTTCAAAACATTTAGTAAATGGTGGGATGAATCTTATGATGAAGAAGAATTTGGATGGGGTAGACTTACAAAAATATTACTTATAGTTGAAGAACTATGTCGCAAATCAAATGAAGAATTATTAGATATGTACATTGATATGAAAGACACATTACAGCATAATAGTGATCTAATAAAAAATTACGATAGCATTAATATCTTAACTAAAAGAATTACAGGTGAATAGTATATATAATAACTACTGTACTATCATTAACGGTACAGGTAAAGAAATAGAAACCCCGTATAAATTCGTTGAGTTTAAATTAGACGAATATACTTTATTGAATATAAAAAAACAAGAAGTAGATACTCATAGATTATTTAGTAATCATATTATTATTACAAAAGATACTGATATTGATTTTAAGAGACTATCACACTTAGATACTACTCAAAATAAAGTACACTGCACAGAAGTATTTCATTCAGGTGTGGATAAAGAATGTAGAGTTGATTTAAGTACAGCAGTATGTAGCTCATGGACTTTACCTTTTATATTAGACAGTAAATGTGACTACGGTTATTTACATAAACATAGAATAAAATTATTTAACTTAAGAACAGGATCGTTATTATGAGAGTAGCAGTATGCCTATCAGGGCAACTTAGAAACTGGAGATTAGGATGGAGCAACCAGAAATGGTTCTTTGGAAACCAACAAGGATTAAATGGTAGCAAATTCTCTGTTGATTATTTTGCTCATACTTGGAATATAAGTCAAGATAGACCTAAACTTTCTGATCCTTATTCTGAAAGAAAAGTAGATAAAGAAGAATTTGATGAATTTGTAGAATCATTTGAAATAAAAAAAGCTATTTTTGATTCTAAACACATTACAGAGTTTCAACATAGCGAACATTGGGGAGCTTTATTCTATAGTTTTGCAAATTCTATTATGTTAAAAAGAGAGTACGAGTTACAAAATGACTTTACTTATGATTTAGTTATAAAATCTAGACCAGATATAGTATTTAACCCTCTCATGTATGTCAGTCCTATGGTATATGATGACGGCACTTTATACTCTACTCATGGAGGATTAATGCCATCAGAATTTAATATGATGAACTTTAACGATTGTTTATTTTTAGCTAACAGCAGAACTATGGATAAATTAATAAACTTGTTTCATTATAGAATGCATAAAATAAACATAGAAGAAGATAATGTACATCCTATGGGACCAGGAGTACTAATGAACGAATACTTCAAAGACTTTGGTATTTATCCTAAAGTCGGTAATTTAGGTTTTAAAGAAACTCTTCTTAAAGAAGGTTGTCCAAGAGATGTAGATATGTTTAACGCTGAAGACTTTAAAAGAGTAGATGATTACTTTATGAATTGGTATAGATAATGAAAAAAACTATAGGATTTTATTGCTGTACTAATGGATTCGGACATTTTAAAAGAGTCTTAGAAATAGTTAATCTTTTAAAACATAAGTTTGATATTTCTATATTTTGTTCTATAGAGCAGTTTAATAAGTTCGACGGTCTTGAAGATATCGAATATATAGTTTCTCATAGAGAAAATGTAAAATGGGAAAAAGTTATCTCAGGAAATAGTGAAACTGTTATACAAAATTATTTTGATAGCTTAGAGAATTTTAGTAAAACAGTAAATAATTTTGATATAGTAGTTAGTGATAATTTAGTTGGATTATTAAAATATAGGAACGATGTTATTATTATGGGTTCATTTTTATGGAAAGATGTTTTTGAAAGTTATTTAGGTCCTAACGATTTAAGTAATTTAGATAGTGCTCTTTTAACTAAACATAATCCTATAATTATAACTAACAAATATGTAGAAACACAAACTGTAAAAGATTATAACAATAAGATACAGTTTGGATTTGGTTGTAAAGAACTTCCTTCTTCTACGTCTAATAATATAACGCACAATTTAGTAAATTTTTCTAGTTTAAAATACCTACCAGAATATTTTAATTTTATCGATGAGCTAAAAAGAGTATACAAAGTAAAATTAAGTAATAATTTTGATATTACTGAAAATACTCTAATGATAGCTAGACCAGGAGTCGGTACTATAACTCATTGTGTTGAAAATCATATACCCTTAGTTGCATTGTACAGTGAAAGAGATTCACAAGAAATTATAGAACTTGCAGACATAGTAGAAAACTTTAAAATAGGATTAAAGTTTAATGTAGACGAACCTGTAGATATAGTTAAATTTAATTATTTAAAAGAAGGTAACATTAGTTTTGATAATAATATAGAGAAGAATGGTTATAAAAATATTGCTAATTTTATAAGTAACTATGAGTAGAATAAAAAATGATTTTATAAAACAAGGCATTGCACCATCAGATCTAGCTCACTGGTTAGAATTTTACGGTAGATATACACCTAATACTAAAAACTTTTGGTCAGGTTCTGATGATATAACCTCACATCGTAGGTCTGAAAAAACTCACCCTGAAAAATTTGAATACTGGAGAACGCGTTCTATAAAATACAACTATAATAATTTAGGATTTAGATCTGAGTTTGATTTTGAACCTGGAATGGAAGGAGATTTATACTTAGGATGTAGTTTTACAGAAGGTATAGGTTTACCTTTAGAATGTGCCTGGCCAACTTTACTATCAGCTGAATTGGGTATTCGTGGCTTTAATTTAGGTACTGGAGGATATAGTATTGATACATGCTTTAGGTATTTATTAGCAGCATACAAATTTGGTTTAAAATTTAAAAGAGTATTTTTATTAGTTCCACCACCTAATAGGTATGAACGTATCATAAAAGATAATTCTCTGTTAAAACCGTTTCTCAACGAGAGACACCAAGAAGATAGTATTTTTCATACTATGCCTAATATGATGAATCACTACTGGACTGACGACGCAATTTTAACAGGTAAGAACGAACTAGTAATTAGTTATATGATAGGAAGTACTCAAAATGCTCTTCTAAATTCGTACAAAACTACTTTGGCTATACAAGCATTTACAGAAAGCATAGGAGCTACACTATACTACCGATCTTTCTCAGATTTAAATAAACATAATACTCGAAAAGCTATGAGAGAAAATACAAATAAAGTAGGTATGGTACCTGCAAGAGACGGTCACTACTCTTCTCTTTTTCATACTAACTTAACAAGTCTCTTTATGAAAGAATTAGCAGGTAAACCTATAATTTAAAAACTAGATATGTTAACACCGGATGATATTATTACTGGAGAAAAATTTCAAGATTTAGCTGATATTTCTTTTAGCAAAGCTGAACATAAAGAATTCGAATCTAATAACGTATACCATAATTACGATATTGATAATTTTAACCCTGCTCTTTTTTTATATGCTAAACCAAAGTTTATTTATGGTAACAGCTCACTTATAAACTTAACTAAAAAAAAATTATTAGATTCTCGATTTTATAAAAAACTACTATTATTCGAAAATAAGTTTTCTTTAATACTCCATAACTCAGATCAAGATTTCAATTATAGTAATTTAAGCATACTTAATCAAGTACCTAATATAGATAAAATATATACTCAAAATTTAAACGTTAATCATCATAGAGTAGTTCCCTTACCTATCGGTATAGCTAACAGCAGATGGAATCATGGAAACTTAGAAACATTCTGTGAGGTAGTTAATGAGAAAGTAGAAAAAACTGAAGAAATTTACTATAACTTTACAGTAGATGGAGGTATGAGACCTGAGTATAGAGTATCGTGTAAAGATGCAGCAGATAACCTTAATTTACCGCTTAATAGATCTTTAGATTATAAAGAGTATCTACAAGATTTACAAAAACATAAATTTTGTTTATGTCCTAGTGGTAATGGCCTGGACACACATAGATTATGGGAATGTCTGTACTTAAAAGTAATTCCAATTTTAATCGATTCTAATTATAGTGCACATTTTGCAAAAGATTTCCCATTATATTTATTAAAAAAATGGTCCGATTTAGATTTAAGTAAACTCCCATCTGTATATGAAAATACGGACTGGAGTAATTACGATTTATTAAAATTCGACAATTACGTTTCAAAATATATAGAATAATATGAAAGTTATATCATTTGGCGACAGCTTTACCTCAGGAGTAGGTACCGATTGGATTAAAGAAAAACAAATAAAAGAAGAAAATAAAGATAATAGTGAACTAGCTTCTACTTTATTTCAGGAATTTACTACTTCTCATAGTTTTACACGTTATTTTGCTGATAAGTTAAAAGTTGATTGGGTAAATAAAGGAGAACCTGGTTGTTGTAACAAAGCTATAATAACCAGTATATTTCAGTACTTTGCAGACGGGTTCTTTGATAAAGGTGATTTAGTATTAGTATCTTTTACTTCTACTACAAGAGATGATTTTCCTTTTTTTCCTACTCTTAAACAAAGACAATGGAAAGGTCTATCTTGGAATATAAATGATATTTATCTAACTTTAGAAGACGATAGAACTTTTAAACAATTTAAAGAAACAGTTAGTACGAACGATCTACTAGGTTTACCCGTAACTCCAGAAAATACTGATATAGGTTATTTTTTAAATAACTATAAAAAGTTCTTTGTTACTGAAATGTTCGATTATAGGTATTTAGATTTTTTTAATTTTAATATGATTGCACTACTTCAGCAGTTTTTTGATTATATTGGAGTTGATTATATTTTGATCGATGCTTTTGAACCTACCTTTAACAGCTCTACATACGATAAGAGAGATTTGATAGATACATATAAACACTACTGGGGGTATAATACTTATAATATTTACAGTTATCTCGAAAAGTATGAAGATAGAGAGTTATTTGAATTAGAAGAGTACGTTTTAGCAAATAGTAGTGGACCTAAACACCCTTCTACTAAAGGGCATAAGCTTTTTGCAGAAACTCTTTATAAATATTATAAAAAAACTAGGTAACAGTTATATGAAAAAGTTTTATTTCGATACATTTAATAACTTAAACAACTTTGATATTATTAAAGGAGAAGAAGTTATAGATTTATATTTAAAAAATCATAAACTACTAGAAAAAGAAGGATATGAAAAAAGAGGAGGACCAAATGAAGAACCTTTATTTAAAGAAAAGCACGATATAGAAGAAAACGGGTTCTGGAGTGGACACCCCCCTGCATATTTTTCAGTAAATGACGTTAGTCAGTATACTATTAACGGTAAACAAGCTAATCATTTTTCAAAAGAAGCATTTGCAAAAGCTGATGTTATATCAATGGATATGTCTGGATTAAATGAAACATGGACTCATTTTATCTACTTAGAAATACCCAGTAAATTACTCGTTAAGTATCAAGATAAAGTACATTCTAATCCTGATATAAATATTTTTAAGCAATTTGCTTTAGAAACTATAAATAAAAATTTGAATATAAGAGAGATATTAGAATTAGCTGATCATTACGATTCTAAATACCCAGAAGCTCATAAAATAAAGGATTTTTTTGAAAATAGAGAAGAGATAGCATGGAGAGCTGACCTTGATATTACTCAGTTAATAAGTATAAAAGATAAAGGGCTTATTTATCCTATTCTTTATAATCAATCTCACGGTATTTTTGGAAGAGGTACTCATAGAGCTATTATTCATGCACTATTAGGTTTTGATGTACCAATCTTTTTACGTAAACCGAATATAGGCACAGATCAAAATTCTTGGAAAGTTACTATGGCTGATATGTTTAGTGTACCTGATGTAAATTTTAAAATAGACCTAAATAAAAAAACCCTTGAATTTTTCTCGGGGAATGAAAAGCTGATAATAGATGATTAATCATAAGAAAAAGTTTATATTTCTACACATGCCTAAAACTGGTGGAATATCAGTTGGACAGACTCTCTATAAGCTATTGGACGACTATACTAGATATGAAGGATTTGGGATACATTATGATAAATTTGATGAAGATTTATTTAAAGACTATTTTGTTTTTACATTTGTACGTAATCCTTGGGATAGGTTTTATTCTTTATACAAATTTAGAAACTTTTTAAATAAACATTCTTTAAGTTATGCTATAGATAATTTAGAAGACTTATGGGTTGATAATTACTACCCCCAAGAAAAAGTAGAGAACTCAAAAAAGTTCTTAGATAAATTAAGATTCAATGATATAGATCCAATAACAACCGGTAAACCGTTCTTTAATCTTTTTACTTATATGGGAGAAAATATTCACTTAGCATCTCAAGTTAATTTCTTAAAAGGTCATTTTAGCGGTAATATAGACAGATTGCCCTATGTAGACTTTATTGGCAGGTTCGAAAACCTTCAGCAAGATTTTGATTTTATCTGCAAAAAAATTGGTCTCCCTCAAACTAAACTTGAGCATTTAAATATATCTAATAAGTCAGCCGCAAAATACTATGATGTTATGACTGATAAAGATATAAATGCTCTACAAAACTTATTTAATGAGGATATAGAAATGTTTAATTACAGTTTTAAATAATTATGAAAACAATAGCAGTTATATTACATGCCAGAAAAGACAGCACTCGTTGTCCTAATAAACATTTAAGAGATATTGGGGGTACAACTATGATTGATATAGCTATCGATAAAGTTAGTAAGTTAAAAAATATTGAAGAAGTTTATATAGCAGCTTTTGATCAAGAATTGATAGATAAAGCAGATAAAAAAATAAACATACTAAAAAGAGAGTATGACTCAGTAGCACCTGGTAATGCTCACCACTCTATAATGTATAGGCATTTAAAAAACGTCAAGTCAGATTATATTATTAATGTAAATGCTTGCCAGCCTTTTTTAGATGTAGATAAAATACAGAAAGTTATAGATTGGTATAAATCATCTCCTCATGAAAGCGCTATAACAGTTAAAAAAACGAAAAATTGGTACTGGAATGACGATAGTATGCCGTTAAACTTTAAACCAAATGATAGATTGTCAACAACTGGTGGTCCTAGTGTATTAGAAGCTACTCATTCTTTAGTTATGTTTAAAAAGAAATATATGTTGGATAATTGGGAGTTATTTCCTAACTTATTAGAAGAGCCTTACACATATATAGTAGATTGGCCTGAAGAAGAATTGATAGATGTAGATACTGAGTTAGACTTTAAACTAGTAAAGTTAGTTTATAAAGATAGAAATCGTCATACCGTAGAGTCGTGGGGTAAGTTGCAAGATAAAATACTTAAAAACACACTAGCTATAGATTTTGACGGAGTAATACATAAAAACTCAAAAGGCTACTTTGATGGCACTGTATACGATGAACCAGTAGATGGAGCAATCGATGCTATAAAGAAGCTTTCTGAAAAGTATATAATAATACTATATACGTTCAAAGGACATCCTGAGAGACCTTCTGTTAACGGTAAAGACGGTATACAAGGTACTTGGGAATGGCTAGAAAAACACGGCATAAAGCAATATGTAAACGATATTGTTTGGGGTAAGCCAAATGCTAAAATATATATAGACGATAAAGGATATAAATTTGAAAACTGGGAAAGCACAGTAGAATACGTATATGGAAACTTATAAAATACAGCAAGAAAATCACTTTATAGACAAAGGGCTACCAGAGTTAGAATTATTTAAGCACTACTCGCTATACCAAATTATCAAGTATTTCGATTTTTACGAAGAGAGACTGGTTTGCGCAGAAAGCTTACATCATCCATCAATTACTTCTCCTGTAACTGTTACTTCTCAGTACAGAAACGACCCAAGTACTTTTAGATTTGGTCTAAAATGGAAAACTTTATCTTGGAGTATTTTAATTAAGGATTTTGTTAAATTTAACAGAAATAAAGGTAATTTTGAATTTGGAAAAGATTATAGTGATAGTATGATTCATAAAATATCTTTACACAGAGAAGATTTTATCAGAGAGTTAAAGTATCCTAGCCACTATATCTATATTAAACTTCCACATTTATTTTTAAAAAACCATTTATCAACTAATATAGGAAACCCAGATCTAGAAACATTTTATAAAGTTTTTAATAAAGTTAACTGTAGTAGCTATAAAAACATAATTAATGCTTTTCAAAAAAACGATACAAAAAATCGTGAAAAAGTAAACCCTTACGGTAGAGATAAACCAAAACCTAATTTATTAGGACCTAGTAGTAATCAAAAACTACCAAGGTATAGGTGGAGAGCAGATATATTTCCTGATATGTTATATTCTGTTACTAAGTACGGTTACGGGTATCCGGTAATCATAAGCAATAAGAACAACACTCTATTAGACGGTTCTCACCGTTTATCAGTAGCGCCTGTAGCAAAGAAAGACCTCCCACTTTTACTTAATTTACAAGAGGTCGATGATTTTAGACCAAAACAACCTGTATATTTTATAACTCCAGCATGGTTTAGACATAGACATTTAGTTTTAGATATAGCTAGAGATAGAAACTATATATACGGTACTTTAATGACACCTGAACAACTTGAAGGTTATATTAATTATCGTCCAGAATTAGGCAATGGTTCAGAACCTGCTAATACTTTTTTCGACTTTAATGAAAACCCAGATAATGCAATAAGTTTTAGTAAATATATGAAAAAAGCTAATAAGTACAGAGGTTATGATTTTAAATTTGAATTATGAAATATATAATAGACATAGACAATACAATTTGCAAAGAAGAAGGACCGGTTATTAGTCGTGAGCCTTGGAATGATAGAATAAAAAAAATAAATCAACTATATGATGATGGTCATATAATTATATTCTATACTGCTAGGGGAAATAAAAGCGGAAGAGGAGAAGAGTACTATGGACCGATTACTAGAGCTCAATTAGATGCTTGGGGAGTAAAGTATCATGAACTTTATTTCAAACCCTTTGATGGAGATATATTTATAGATGATAGATCAGTACATCCTGACGAGTTTTTTAAATAATGGTTAATCAAAATACAACTTTTTTTGGTGACGGTTTCGACGGTATACAGCCTCTTACACTTCTTCCTACAGATGAGGTAGTAAAAAGAGTAGAGAAGCAAGTTGAATTTGTCAGAAAAATTAATATTAAAGACTATCCGGAACAATATCGAGGAGGATTAAAGAGACTTAAGCATTGGACAGATCATGATGGAAGTTTTTTAGATTTAATTTATAGACAAGCTTACCACCATAATCCTGGTTTTTTCGATAAACCTGAATACTTTATATTTGCATGTATAGATAAAAATTTAGTAGCAAATTATCAAACTGATTGGCATATACAAAATAATATAACTACTAATTTACCGGATTATGAAACTCTAAAAAAAGTTAAAGAGCATATCGACTCTGATACTCCATGGGACGTATATAACGAACATATAACAGTTTCGTATGAATGTTATTCTTCTTTTAAAAAATTCGGTACTGTATTTCCGGTACTGACTTCTAGTAAGACGCATGGAGAGAAACACAGTCATAAGCAGTTTTTCTGTGCTAAAGCAGGTCATAACGTTCCTATTTTATTCCCAGTTACCAAAGAAACTGAAACTGAATTTATTAGTAAATTTATTTACAGAGGAGCAAAACCATATTGGTTCGAAGGAAAATATTTAGATATAGTATTAGATATAAATAAAAAAACAATAGAATATAGAAAAAGAAATGAAGCAATTTTTTAACATAGTTATACCCATGGCTGGGAGAGGTTCGAGATTTACAGAACAAGGATATACGGATTCAAAACCGTTTATTGACGTTAACGGTAAACCTATGATTCAAAGAGTAATAGAAAACCTTAACTTTGAGTTCAACTCAGAATTTAAAACTATTATACTATGTCAAAAATCAGATTACGAAAAGTATGACTTTAGTATTTTTAACGAAATAATAGGACATAGTAATATTGAAATAGTTAAAATTGACGGAACTACAGAAGGAGCTGCTTGTACTTTACTTTTAGCTAAGGAGTACGTTAACAATGATACTCCTATGCTTTCATTTAATACTGATCAGATGATAGATTATAATGTTGAAGAAACTTTTGAAAAAATAAAAAAATATGACGGAGGTATACCGTGTTTTTGGGGAGATAGTACAGACTGGTCTTACGCAAAAGTAAATGAAGAAGGCTTTGTAACTGAAGTAGCAGAAAAACAAGTTATATCTAACGATGCTACAGCAGGATATTACTATTGGAGTAAAGGTTCTGACTACGTTAAGTATGCTGAAGAAATGATTGCAGCTAATGATAGAGTTAATAACGAATTTTATGTTGCTCCTGTTTATAATTACGGTGTAAAAGACGGTAAAAAGTATATTTTAACCCAAGTAGATAAGGTATACGAACTAGGAACACCAGAATACTTAGAAAAATATTTAAATGGAGAGTAAAAAAAGAATAGCGATATGTCTATTTGGTCAAGTCCGGTTCGTAGATAAATTAAAAGAGTACTATGAGTATCTTTGTGATAATGATAGTTACATTATTGATATATTTATAGCAACTTGGAACGATTTTGATACTAATTCACTTAATATTAACTTTAAAGATAAGTTATTTTTAGATGAATCTGTAATGGAAAAAGTAGGAGTTAAAGGAAATACTCCTAAAATGGCATTTTCTATATCAAACTCTATACAATTAAAAAGAAAAGTAGAAATTGAAGAACAGTTTACTTACGATTATGTTATAGTAAAAAGAGCAGATTTAGTAGTACAAAAAGAAAGATTTTACGAAAGCTTATCAGAAATTAATTTTGATAATGAGACTTTACCTTGTGTATATACTTTAGATGAGTTTGTATTATCGGAAGAAAAAAATAGCATAGGATCTTTTCCTGCATATAGGTTAACTCAAGATTATATGTTTATAGAAAACTCTCTAGCTGCAGATTTACATTCATTAATGTATAACTTTTTTTGGTTACATAAACATCACAAGAAATTAAATGCTACTTATAGAGAAGGAGGGCACTGGAACCATATCTACTTTTTTAAGTTCTTTAATTTTAATATAAGAACTACTTTTTTAGAATTATTTCTAGTGAGACCGGTTTTAGATCATAAGGTTTTTGAACAGTATGCTACATCAGAAAACTTAGTACATGAGTTAGCTTTACATAAAACTAAATTAAAAAAAGAAAACAAAGCCAGCCAGCTTGGGTTCAAAGATAAAATAGTATGAATAAACCAATAACATATGCTTATTTAGAAACTACAAACTACTGTAACTTAGACTGTTCATTTTGTAATAGAAAAGAAGTTATAGGTGCTTTACAGCATATGCCTTTACCTAAGTTTCGACAAATGCTTGAAAATATTAAACATCATCCAATTGAAGAGGCTAAACTTATGGGTATGGGGGAACCTATGCTTCATCCTCAGTTTGATGAAATATGTAAAACTTTTAAAGAGTATTTTCCTAATGCTTTTCTAATAGTAGCTACTAACTGTCAATATCCTATTAGACCTGATACTAAAATGGGTAGAAAGTTTAATGAAAGTATGAAGTATATAGACCTTCTTTATTTTAGTATTGATGGATATAAAGATTCATATGAAAGAGATAGAGCACCGGCTAAATGGAATAAACTAATGTCTTTTTTAGAGCATTTTAAACCTATGGAAAGACATGGATGCAGAGTAACTTGTAATTATGTAGTTAACCCAGATAATGTTTATGATATTAAGACTATAAAAGAAGAAATAGTAGATGTTTACGAATTAGAAGAGCTTAGATTAAATATTGCACAAGAATGGAGTGAAGATAAAAATATGCCCGGAGGATATACTCAGAAAGATATTAAGTATTTAAGAGATAATTGGAAGGATAATTTAAAAGGTAAAGAAGAGTGGGATTTTCCTGATTGTTTTTGGGTTAAAGAAGGAATTTATACTACAGTTGAGGGGCATGTTAAAATGTGTTGCTTAAATACAGGTGCTGAACCTTTTGGTAATCTGTTTGATACCAGTATAGAAGATATTAGAAACAGTAAAGATTTTCAAGCAGTACAACAAGGATGTGCTACTAATAACCCTACTAGTCACTGTGCTACCTGCTCATATAAAGAACTAGCTCCAATGTTAAAGCTAATTAAAGATGAATAAAATAGATTTTAATAAATGCTTTACTCTAGTAGCTGCAGGTTGTTCGCATACTCAAGGATGTGCTTTTACCAAATATCATAGTCGACCTAGAGATACTTGGAGAGACCCAAAGTTTATTTTTCCATGGGCAAATGAAAAAATAGCAAATAAATTTAACATAGACTGTACTGCAGAATTTATAACTAACAATTTAACTTGGATGGCTTATCTTAGAGATTATCTAAACATAGGTAAAATAGTTAACTTTGGATATGGAGGCCTAGGTACAACCACTACTATAAGATCTTTACAGAACTATTTTTTTAATACTTCTGACCTAACTAACCACTTAGTAATAGTTCAGCTACAGTATAACTATAGAGATGAAATAATGGTTAAGTATGATAACGGCCGTATGGATTTTGAATCTTTACGTCATTTTTATACTAATAATTACCCAGAAGATAGCGGTTTAACCAGAATGCGAAAAGATTACCTTTTTCATTTATATGATGAAAATTTTCTTATGATTGAATATTTTTATCAATTACTTTTCTTACAAAAACTATATGAAAAAAGTGGAGCAGAGTTTCGAATATTTGCTAAGCCGTGGTTTACTTTACCAAAACTTACGTCACTGGAAGTTAAAAAGTATGAAAATATTTACAACACTTACATTAGGGTAGGATGGGAAAAAGCAGTACAGGGACCTTTATCTATAGCTAACTTATATAGAGAATTAAATATTATAGATACTGAAGGAATGTCTACTATTGTAAAGGAATCCACAGGAGTTAACAAACCTATAGACCAAGATGTACCTACTTTACATAGAGACTACGGAGTACAAGGAGATTATCACTTCTCAGAGCTAGGCAACGAGTATTTTGCTAAACATTTAGCATCTAGGTTAAACACTAAAAGAGATATAAGTAGAGCAGTGCAGTTAAAAAAAGTTATATAGTATATGAAAAATTTTTTAAAAGAGGTTGAAAGATACCAAAAAAATACCGATAGAAAAAAGTACCGTATTTATTTAGGTCAAAATGAAAGAAATACATACCTACCTGATGAAGTGTTTGATAATTTTTTGTCATCTATAGAACAAGAAGATATTTTTCATTACCCAGATATAAATCCCTTAAAGGTAAAAGTTGCTAGTCTGTATGGAGTAGAATCAGAAAATATTATGCTTACTCACGGTAGTGATTTTGGAATCAAAACTATTTTTGATACCTTCAATGTATGTTGTAAAAACGTTGTAACATCTGATTATTGTTTTCCTATGTATAATGTTTATGCTAATGTAAGCGAAACACAAGTTAAAAAAGCTACTTATACAAATTTAAACTTAGATGTAAATTCTATTATAGAACTAATAGATAAAGATACCCAGTTTGTTATACTTGCTAATCCTAATTCTCCGATAGGAGATAGTCAAAGCGTAGAAAATATAAAGAAGATTTTAGATACAGGAGTACATTTAATAGTAGATGAAGCTTATATAGAATTAACTAATTTAAAATCTAGTATAGAATTAATTAATGAATATGAAAACCTTACTGTACTTAGAACATTTTCTAAAGCATATGGAGCAGCAGGACTTAGAGTAGGAGTATTGATATCAAGTAAAAATAATATTAGTAATTATTATAGTAAGTTAAGACTTATGTACCCTATCAATTCATTAGGTGCAAGGTATATAGACTTTATAATAAAACACCATACTTTTTTTCTTAACTACTTCAAAGATATAAGTGAAGGTAAAAAAATATTTGTAGAAAAATTAATAGAACAAGGAGTAGAAATAAGAGATACAGAATGTAGCTGGGTATTTATAAAGCAAAATCAAAACGGTAAAGACTTATCTGAACTTTTAGAACTTCAAAGAATACATCATAGAACAAATTCACTTCCAGGCGAAGAAGGTATGTGGATAAAACTAAATTATGAACCTATTATAAAGAATCATGATTTTAATTTCTCATAGAGGTAATATTACAGGACCTAATCCTGATAGAGAAAATAATCCGGCTTACATATACGAAGCATTACGGGCAGGTTTTGATGTAGAAGTAGATATTCATTATATAGACGGTAAATTCGTTTTAGGACATGACGAACCTCAATACCAGTTTCCTTATGAACTGTTAAAAAACTGGTATAATAAAATGTGGATACATTGTAAAAGTAAAGAAGCTTTAGTTAAGTTAGTTGAAATAGATAAAGGAGGTTATAAGTTAAATTATTTTTGGCATGAAGAAGATTTTGCTACATTAACTTCTAAAGGTTTTATTTGGAGTATAAATTCATTAGATAACGGAATACTAGTAATGCCAGAAAGTACTAACAACATACCAGTTGACTTAACTAGAGGAGTATGTAGCGACTATATAGGAGAGTATGAATAAAGCAATTATTATATCAGGCTTAGTAACACATCTGTCAGATAATATTATACCGTTCTTAGATAGTAGTACTGATATCTATTGTTATACTTGGAATATTGACGATAACACCAGGTGGGTAAAAAAATTAAATCGTTACAAAAAATACTGTAGAAATTTATTTGTAGAGGTAAAAGAACCATTATTTGATTCTAAAAGACATTCTTATTTTTATTCTACATACAAAGCCGTAAATATGATAGATAATATTTTTATTTACGATAAAATAATTAAATTTAAACCTAATTTAATTGGAGATATAAAATACCAAGGTAACTTAGAACATTATTTTAATAAAGCTTACTTACAATCAAGACCTCTTTTAGAAGGTACTAAAAAAGAAGAGTGTGTATACGGCTCTATTCACTATAAAACTATGGATGAAAGATTATTTACAGGCTACCCGTTGGCTTTTAGTAAAATATTTCATATCTTAGAAGAAAGCTTTGTACATAGAATGTACTCAACTGATCTAGACGTAAGAAGAGAATACGGTAATAAATGTGAAGGGAGTATATTTTGGAAAGAATGGATAAATAATTGCAATATTAAACTAATACAGGATATAGACCTGTTAATACCAGACAGTAAACCATGGCAACAATAAAAGAATTAAAATCTAAAGCAAAAAAAGCTCAAATTGAGACTATTCCTTTGACTCCAACTGAGATTAAATTAATTACTGATTTAAATACCTCTAAACAGATAGTCGTTAATGAATTCGCATCTATCGGTCAGTTAGAAGCTGGTTTAGATATCAGAAAAAGAAAAAATAATACTGTGTTTGAAAAAAATTTAGAATCTGAACGTCAATTATCTAAAACTTTAACAGACAAGTACGGGGAAGGCACAGTAGATATAGACAATCAAGTTTTTATTCCTTTCGGTGGTTAACGTAGTTTGTACATATTTATATATGTAGGTAGATAACATATCGTAAAGAAGGTTTTCGATATTTTCCCTATATTTATAATAGAAATTTAACAAACTTAACCTAACATGGCAGAAACAATTATCTCCCCTGGTGTATTTTCAAGAGAAAACGACATCTCTTTTATCCAACCCGCACCTACAGCAGTCGGGGCAGCAATTATCGGACCTACAGTAAAAGGACCTGTAGAAGTTCCAACGTTAGTAACTTCATACAACGAATATAGCAGAAAATTTGGTGTTACTTTTGAAAGTGCATCGACAAGCGGCGAGTTTCTTACTTCAATAGCTGCAAAAAGCTATTTTGATCAAGGAGGTGAAAGCTTATTAGTATCTAGAGTAGTAGCAACAGCAGGAGACTGGACTAATGCTACAAACTCTCATATATCATCTTCAGATAACGGAAGTGTTCAACCTTTCGTACTTAAAACAATAGGTAAAGGATCAATATATAACAACACAACTGGAACTTTAGATGCAGGCGCTGGAAATTCTGACGGTTCTTTAGTTTCAGGTTCACAAGATAACTTAAGATGGGAAATCACTAATAAGGATGCTACCAAAGGAACTTTCTCATTATCTATTAGAAGAGGAGACGATAATACAAATGGAAAAGTAGTATTAGAAACTTTCAACGATTTATCGTTAGATCCAAATGCTCCAAATTATATTGCAGCAAAAATAGGAGATCAATTTCAAACACTAAGTAGTGGTGATCTTATACAATCAGGAGATTATATAAATAAATCTAATTATGTTTATGTATCCGCTGTTAACTCTAAGACATATGATTATTTAGGAAATGATGGAACTATAAGAGTAGCAACAGCAGCTAATAACTTACCAGCTGAAGGTTCAGGAGGATTTTTCGGAGCTGCTGGTGACATAGTACAAGCTACACAGACATCATTTGGAAACATAGCAGCTAATACTCAAGGTTTAGTAGCAGGAGATTATACAAATATAATTTCGTTACTAGGAAATAAAGATGAATTTTCATTCAATATTATTTCAGCACCTGGATTAATAGATGCTTCACATGGATCAACTGTGGACAGTTTAGTTTCTTTAGCAGAGACTAGAGGAGATTGTATAGCAGCTATCGATCTAGTAGGATATTCAGAACTTACAATTGCTAACGTAACTTCACAAGCTACAGGACACAATAGCTCTTACGCAGCTTCATACTGGCCTTGGTTACAAGTTCAATCAGCTACAGGAAGAAACGTATGGGTTCCAGCTTCTACAGTAATACCAGGAGTATATGCATTTACAGATAATAGTTCAGCACCATGGTTCGCACCTGCTGGATTAGTAAGAGGAGGATTAGTTGGAGTAATACAAACAAGAAAAAAATTAACTAGAGCAAATAGAGATTCACTATACAATGGTAAAGTAAATCCAATAGCTTCTTTCCCAGGTACAGGTATATCAGTATTCGGACAGAAGACCTTACAAACTAAAGCATCAGCTTTAGATAGAGTAAACGTTAGAAGACTTTTAATTGAACTTAAAAAATTCTTAGGAGATCAAGCTAAAAATCTAGTATTTGAACAAAATACTATCGCAACTAGAAACAGATTCTTAGCTGCAGTAAATCCTTACTTAGACTCAGTAGTACAACAGCAAGGTTTATTTAGCTATAGAGTTGTAATGGATGATACGAATAATACAGCAGATGTAGTAGATAGAAATCAATTAGTTGGTCAAATATTTATACAACCATCTAAAACAGCTGAATTTATTGTTCTTGATTTCGTAGTAGAACCAACAGGCGCAACATTTGACGCATAATTTTTTAATTAGATATTTATAATAAAGCAATAATAACACATGGCAACATTAGACCCAAATGAAATAATGTTTAGAGCATTCGAGCCAAAGGTACAAAATAGATTTGTACTTTACGCTGACGGTATTCCATCGTTCATGGTAAAAAACGTAACTGCTCCAAACTTTACTGATGAGTCAATTAAACTTGATCACATCAATACGTACAGAAAAATAAGAGGAAAAAGAGAATGGGGAGATATGGACTTAACAATGTATGACCCTGTAACACCATCTGGTGCTCAAGCGGTAATGGATTGGGCACGTATTTCTTACGAATCAGTAACCGGAAGATCTGGATACTCAGACCTATACAAAAAAGACTTAACACTTAACGTACTAGGACCAGTAGGAGACGTAGTTTCTGAATGGGTGATTAAAGGTGCTTTTATAACTAATATGTCACAAGGTTCTTTTGACTGGTCTTCTTCGGAACCAGTTGAGCTTACTATTACAGTTGCAATGGACTATTGTGTACTAAACTTCTAATATAGCCACCTCATTTTTAAAGAACCCGGTACTCCCGGGTTTTTTTGTATTTATAAATAAAAGTTATGTCTAATCTTAATCTTGAAGCTATAGATCCTAGAGACCCTAAAAATAAGCATCTCTACTATTTGTATCCTTTTATACTTTACTGTAGAAACTTTGGTCCAAATTCTCCTGCTACACAAGTGTGGGATAAAGAACTTACTTCTACTTTTAATTTTGAAGAAGATATATCTAAGTATGTAAAGACAAATTATAAAGAGATAGCTAATGAATTTAATGCTAGGTGGATTACTGCTCTCTGTGAAGCTTATATAGATTGTTCTAATAATTCAGAAGAACGATTTGCAGCTTTAGTACTTTCTAGTTTTATACGACAGACCCAAGTTGCAACCACACATTTACACTGGAGAGGAGAAATACAACCAGAACTACAAATAAAATACGGACATTCTAAGAGACTATGGAGTGGTATGCACGGTGTTATAGGTGATGATATTTACAGAAACTTATTTTATAGGATTAACTTAACTCTTAAAAAAACTCCTATATTTCGTAAATTTTTTATAAAAGTAGTTCGTACACTTATTACAGAAAATACTGTTATAAACCCATCAGGTAAACAAGATCAAATTACTAGAAATACAATGAGGTATATTAGAGTACTAACTGACGATATAGAATGAAAGTAGCAGTAATTATTTTAGGTCGAATAGATCAGAAAGAAGTAAATTTAAAAATACTCGAAGAATGTGATGTATACATACACACAGATGATAACTACAAACAAATTGCAGAACAATTAAATCCTGTAAAATTAATTACAACAGAAACTTCATACTGGCAAGATACTAAAAATATTTATTTAGAAAAGTATTCGGATATAATAAAAGAAACTCAAAATACTGTTCCTGAAGGTATACATTTTAATGCTAATTTTGGTAGAGTAGCACAATGGAAGAGGTTAAACGAAGTAATTAACCAAGTAGATCTTTCTGAATACGACTATATTGTTAAATGGAGATTAGATCTTATGAAATTCGTACCTCATCAGATGCATGTAGATATTTCTTATGATTTTAATTTTATCTATTCTTCTATAAAAGATAAATACGGAGGATTATATCAGTATATAAAACAACAAAATTTTAAGAAAGATTACTTATATACATTTAAAGATTTCGTTTATTTAGCATCATACGGTAATTTTATAAAATCTAATCTATTTCCTCACATAGACAAGTATATTGCAAAAAAAGAAGAAACATTTACATATAGAGAAGAAGTTTTTAACAGCAGTGATATAAAGGAAAGATATAAATGTGTTGAAACGCAATGGTTGAATTCTTCCAAAAAACCATTTGTTCATTTATTTACCAGTGAAACTGCTTGGTTATTAAATTGCTTACAGCAAAATGTTATAATAAAGAATATATTTGCACCGTTTGCTTAATAATTTTTTATTCGTATATTTATAATAAAAGAAGTTTTAAAATAAAATTTATGTCACAATTCAACTTACCTACTGAAACAGTAGAGTTACCATCAAAAGGATTATTATACCCTGAATCTTCACCTTTATCATCAGGTACTATCGAAATGAAGTATATGACTGCTAAAGAAGAGGATATCTTAACTAACACAAACTACATTAAACAAGGAACTGCTATTAATAAGCTTTTAAGATCACTTATAGTTAACAAAGAAGTTAATTTTAGTGATTTACTAATAGGAGATAAAAATGCTATTATGGTAGCAGCAAGAATTCTATCATACGGTAAAGATTATGTAATAAAGTATAACGGTGAAGATGTTACTGTTGATCTAGCAGAGCTTAAAGAGAAAGAAGTAGACTTAACAAAACTTAAAGATAAGAAAAACGAATTCCAGTTTAACTTACCTAAAAGTGGAAATACTGTAACGTTTAAGCTTTTAACTCAAAAAGACGAAGATTTAATTGAAAGAGAAATTAAAGGCTTACAAAAAATTAATAAAACAGCTCAACCAGATGTAACTACAAGATTAAAACATATGATTACCTCTGTAAATGGAGCTTCAGAACAAAAAAATATCAGAGAATTTGTTGACAATTACCTTTTAGCTCAAGATGCTAGAGCTCTTAGAAAAGAGTATACAAAAGTCAATCCAGATGTAAATCTAGTTTTCAATTACGAAAATGAAGATGGAAGAGAGGAGGAAGTTGATTTGCCCATCGGGCTTAACTTTTTTTGGCCTGACCTCTAATTATAGGGTATTCGTTTTCGAACAGATACATCAGATTGTTTTTCATGGAAATGGCGGTTACGACTGGAATACAGTCTATAATATGCCTATATGGTTACGAAAATTTACCTTTCGAAATATTCAAGAGCATTATGAAAAAGCTAATAAAGCTAGCAGTAATAAAACTACGCCTGCTAGAGGACCTGATATTTCTCCATCCTATACATCAAAAGCCTCAAAAAAATAGAAGTTTTTCCTATTTATAAGTATACTTTTTATATATGGCTGACGAACCAAGCAAAAAACGATTAGACCAGATTACTGAAATCAACAAGCAAGGTGCTATGTATGTTGATATTCTAAAACAGCAAGAGAAAGCTCTCAAAGAGCTGTCTAAGACTGATCAAGATCGATTAGGTACTAATCAAACATTCACTCAATCAGCAAAAGATAACCTCAATGTCGCCCAACAGTTAGCCGCATTATCAATATCTGATCTAAAGACCAGAGGAAAAAGAGAAAAACTTGAAAAGAAAATAGAAGCTATAAAACAGAGGCAAAATAATTTAGAAGCCGAAATATCTGAATTAATAGAAGAAGGAACTGACTCAGCCCTTGCACGAGCTAAACTATTCAAAGATCAATTAGACACTTCTAAAGACTTAGTCAAAGAAGCTCGTAAGCTTTCCTCCACTTTTCAAAGAATAGATAAATCAGTTTCGTTTTTTGATGCCATGTCAGACTTGGTTAGTGATATACCTGTCTTAAATAAACTATTTCCTGAATTTAAAAAAGCTGCAGAAGCTGCAAGAGATGCATTTGCAGAAGGTGATGGTTTTTTCACCTCTATGGGGAAAGGAATAGCTGAGTTAGGATCATTTGGTCTGAAAGGTGTTATAGCTATGGCTATCAAAGGAGCTATATCTATTCAAGATAAAGTAGTAGAGATGTCTAGAGCATTCGGTGTTTCCACAGCCGCAGCTTCTAGGATGAAAAACAATATTAATGCTACTGGTTTAGGGATAAAAGAGTCTCTAGAGTCTACAATAGCATTTCAAAAAGCTTTAAATACATCAGCTAATATAGGTGCTAAACTAACTCAGAATGCCGCTGTACTTCAAAAACGAATGGGTATTTCTGCTGAAAATACAGCAGCATTATTTGATGCAGCTTCTTTAGCTGGGATGGAACTTCAAGAGTTTACCGAAAATATAGCCGGTACTGTAGCGTTGCAGAACGGACTTACTGGAAGTGCTTTTAATTTTCTAGATGTAATTGAATCTATTGGTTCTGCATCAGAAACTACTCGTTTAACTATTGGTAAATTTCGAGGAGGTATAGCACAAGCAGCATTTGAAACTAGAAAGCTAGGATTATCATTTGCTGGATTAGAAAGTTCTTCTCAAGGTTTATTAGACTTTGAATCATCTATAGCAGCAGAATTAGAAGCAGAACTATTAACCGGTAGACAGTTAGAATTACAAACAGCTAGAGAGTTAGCTCTCAAAGGAGATTTAGCAGGAGTTGGTAATGAAATCGTTAAGCAGCTAGGTTCAGAAGAACAGTTCCTTGCAATGAATGTAATGCAGAGAGAAGCTATTGCAAAAGCAATGGGGATGACAACCGAAGAAGTTTCTAAGGCTTTTAACATTAGAAGGAGAGATGCTGATTTAGCTAAACTACAAGCTAAAGATGCATTTGCTAATGCTAGCTTTGAACAAAAATTAAAACTTATAAAATCAAAAGGCTTCTCAGATGAAGAAGCTCATTTACAACTTAAAAAGCAATTAGGAGAAGAAGCATACCAGCAAGCACTTCTACAGGAAACAACTACTGAAAAGTTTGCTCAAGCGATGGAACAAGTTTCCAATCAATTAGGTAAGAAAATAGTACCTTTTATAGAAAAATTAAACCCATTATTAGACGGTGCTAGTCAATATTCAGGAGCTATAGCAGCTGCCTTTGCAGGTATTGCCGGTATAGGTATACTTGGTAAATTATTAAAAGTTTTTAAAGGTGCTAAAGCTTTTTTAGGTTTAGGTAAAGGTGCAGGAAAAGTAGCAGCTAAAGCCGGTGGAAAAAATGTAGCTAAAACAGCAGCAAAAGTAGGTGGGAAAACAGTAGGTAAATCCTTACTTAAAAAAATACCAGTAGTTGGTGCATTAGCAGGTTTAGCATTTGCCCTTTCAAGAGGGTTAGACGGAGATATGTCAGGAGCAGGACTTGAACTATTATCAGGTATAGCCTCTTTAGTACCTGGAGCTGGTACAGCTGCATCGGTAGGTATAGATGGCTTATTAATGGCAAGAGACTTAAAAAGAGCACAATCAGGAGATGTAGATGCTGAAGATTTTACTATTAGGACTCATCCTAAAGATACTTTAGCGATGGCTGGAGGTACTCAGTTTGGTAAAGAGACTAATGATTTATTAAGAGAATTAGTTCAGGAAGTAAGAGCTAGCGGTAATACATATTTAGATAGTAGAAAGATAAATGAAGTTATGAGACTTAATGCATACGAACAATAATGAGCATAATTAGAGATTATAATAAAGGAAAGACGGACCTTAATAAACTTAAGTATAGTAATACTATGGGTGCAGGTCATCCTGGCAAAGAACCATTAATAACCAGGGATATACCAATCGAACCTGCTACTTCTAAAAGCCCAGAAATGAGATCAGCTCTTCAAAGAAGAGGAGATGACTTAGCACGTGTTACTAAATTATTTGGAAGAACTGAAGGTTTAACTTTACTTTCTAATAATACAGCTTTAAATGGAGCAGTAGCTTTATCTAGAACTGTATTTGGTACTTTACAAGATAAAAAAGATGCTTTAACAGGAGGAGCAACAGGAAATGCTTTAAAAGATACATTAGGAACATTAGCTTCTACACTAGCACAGGTTTCTGTTGCTGGTACTGGAACCCATTTTATAAAAGGCAAAGTATTTGGAACTCCTAGTTACCCTCGTAATAAAGTAGCTACTCCAATAGCTAAACTTGGAGAACCAGGTAAAGTAAGGGTAGTATATAATAAAGATAATCAATTAGCTAATCACGGTAGTGAAGGTCAGGATAAAGTAAACATGCAAGATGTATACTCTGGAGAGACTGAAAAACCTAGCGAAGACTTAGTTAAGTTTTTATTTGAAGTTATTAGACCAGGAGAAACTAGTAATGTATTTCTACCTTTTAGAGCTTATATCGATAACTTCAGTGATAATTATGCCGGTTCTTGGAATGATAGCCAGTATATTGGACGTGGAGAAAAATTTAAAACTTATAGTGGATTTGATAGAACTGTAGAAGTTACATTCAAATCAGCTGTTGCTACTAAAGAAGAGTTGAAACCTCTATATAAAAAATTAGTTTACTTAGCTTCTACTACTGCTCCTACTTACTCTAAGAATAATATTATGAACGGTACTTATGTGAAGCTTACCATAGGCGACTACTTTAGCAAACTACCAGGTATTATTACTGCAGTAAGTTACAATTGGAGTTCAAATTATCCATTCGAAGTTGCTTTAGGTAAGACTGAAGAATATAAAACTGAAGACGGTACTGATTCACAGCTTGCACAGCAGCTACCTCATATACTAGATTGCTCTGTTAGCTTTTCTCCAGTACATTACTTTACTCCTCAAACTGGACTACATCACTATATTACTAACCCTAGTGAAGAAGATTCACAATTCTTCACACCAGGAGAACAACCTAAAAATTAATTATGAATAGATATAAAGATATAGGGCTATTGAAAACCGGAGAAGGAAAACAGTATAAGTCTAATCCTATATATCCTGCTATTCCTCCTTCAATAGACGATTTTTATATACTAAGTAGTGTTGGAGATAGATATGATACTTTAGCATTAAAATTTTATGGAGATTCTAAACTCTGGTGGATTATAGCATCAGCTAATAACATGACTAAAGCTTCTTTAGTAACCGAACCTGGAATACAAATCAGAATACCAGGAAATACTCAAAGCGCTATATCAAGATATAAACAAGTAAACTTAGATAGATAATGTCTCAGTCTTATAAAAAATACGGAATAGTTGGAGGTCCGTTAGGTAATGGGGTTATCAAGCAATTAAAAACTAGACAACACGTACTTAACAATAGACAGAGTAGAAGTGCTGATGAATTAACATATTTAACTTCTAACACAAGCTGGTGTAAAGTTACTTCTGCTGTCGATGTAGATATAAATTATAGTAACGAATTTGCAGACGATCCTAACTATATACCTAGTTTTAGTAACGTACACGCAAAATTAAACCAACTTTTTGGTGGAACTTTTTCAACGTTAGGTCAAAAATCAGGTTTTCCTCAAGGTCTTGGCATTAGTGATTCTTCTGGTGAATCAGCTTACAGCTTTAGTAACACTCAAGGTATAGTTCCTATGCCTGGTATAACAGGTTTTCAAGTTACTTCTCAAGGTACATACGGTACTTTAAGAGCAGGTTCATTTAACTTTACTGTACATTCAGTTGAACAGTTTAATTTAATGGAAGAGTTGTACCTTAGACCCGGATTTACTATTCTTATGGAATGGGGGCATTCTAATTTTTTTATAGATAAAGATAATTTTACTTCTACTCCTACTTATTACGACGCAAATAGATTTACTGTTAAACAGAAAGAGAGAGATTTAAGAAGAAGCCTTTTTAGTATAAGAAGTAAAGATAATGCATATAATTATGACTTTTTATATGGGTTTATAAAAAACTTTCAATGGAGCTATAACGGAGGTAATTATGAATGTCAAGTAGATGTAATATCAAAAGGTGAAGTAATATCATCTATATCACAGTTATTTGTATCAAATAATAAATTAAAAGAAGATCAAGACAAAAATACAGAATTAGAAAGTGTTTTAAAGGCTATTAAAAACGCATCCGGTATTTCTGACTTTGAAGATAGTTCAGATATATCAACTAACACTGCATTTATATTAGACGCTATAAAAAAGAATGCACCTGATTATATAGATATTTTTAAAGACTCTTCTATACCAGTATCTTATTTTTCTGGTAATACTACTTTTACTACATCCAATAGTTTTAAATATATTACTTTAAGAGATTTTTTATCAGTAGTAAATAAAGCAGGTCTTTTACAAGGACCTGACGGTAAAAATATAGTAGACTTTGAAACAGGAAAAGAATTTTCTCCTGCTTTTACTACCTTTCCAGAACATATTGCATTAAATCCATACATATGTTTACTACCTGGTAAATCTACTGATAACTCTGACTATGCTTACAATTTATCTAATCAAGCTACCGGACCAGTAGATGAAATACTTAGCATCTATATCAATATAGACTACATTTTAGCTAAATTAGAAGAATTAGGAAAAGTAGAAAGCAAACAGGATAGAACTGTTTTTGTATTTATTGATAGTATTTTGAAAGGAATTCAGACTAATTTAGGAGATATAAATGAATTTCATATGCACTATGATGAAGATGAAGCTACTTACTCAATTATTGATAAGAAGATAATACCTGATGAAAAACAATTTGAAAAAGATCCTGATGATTCTTCTTTACCTCATTCATATATAGATGTAGCAGGTTTAGGAACAGAAGTATCTGATTTAAGCGTTGTATCTAAAATCTCTGGTAAGTTAACTACAATGCTTTCTATTGCTGCAGGATCATCTAATACTTCTGACTCAGATACTTTAAATCTTCAAAGATGGAATACTGGTCTTAGAGACAGACATTTATACGAAAAAGCTGATAAAAAAACAGCTAATAAAAAAGCAAGTAATAAAACAGAAAATGAAACTTTAGAAGAAAGAGCTAAAGTATTTGAAGAAAAAGATGATGAACTTAAAGATTTCATAACTAGAGTTAATAAACCTACAAGCAAATTTAAAGTTGATTTACCTGAATCTGAATTTGATGATATAGCAGTATTGCATCAATCAGTGACAGAACAATATTTAAATAAAATTACTGTAGATAAAAAAATTAATGCTCCTGGATTAATTCCTTTTGAGCTTAGCTTTACTATGAAAGGCATTAGCGGAATAAAAGTAGGTCAAGCATTTAAAGTAAACGAATTCTTTTTACCTAAAAGATATCAAAATAGAGTAGCATATATAGTAACAGGTTTAGATCATTTAGTTAACGATAATAAATGGACTACTAACGTAACATCACAAATTATATTTACATAATGGGATTACCTAAATCAAAATATAGCAGTCCAAAACATACACCAGGAGGAGAATTCTTACTAAATAAAGAAAACTATATAGGGTGGTATGTAGTAACTTATAAAAATGAATATTTAACCGGTAAACAAGCAAAAGATAACTCTAAAAAACTTATACCCATAGAAGAAGAACAAGTTGTAAGACCGTTATTTGTAGAAGATAAAGTAGAACCTAATTTAACGGTAGTTAAAAATGGAATTTGGACAAGATATTTTCTTAAAAAAATTACTAACCAAAAAATTATAGAGGTATCAAAGAAAAAATATCTATTTTTTGACAAAGCACCTAACATAGAATCGGCAAAATTAAACTGGATAATTCAGGGACCAGTTGAAAATCGGTTAATAAATAACTATCTTTACTATGGTGCTGAACATAATAACCGTATAGCTACTTTAAGACTTAATAATACCTTTGACGGTATTACTTCATATATTACAGACTATAAAGAGTTTGTAAATTAAAATATTTATCGTAACTTAGAGTAAAAGGTTATTTAAGTGTTTTATATTTTAGAAACAGATACACAGTTAGACAGAATTAAAAGTTTAGGAAGATTAGGAGGGTATGTAGATATCATAAGTTCTAATAATAACTATCATCCTAAATTGACATCTACAGTAGCAGTTTATATAAGACCTATAAACAGTAAGCACGGATTTATACTTCCTGTAAACCACGATGAATGCCTTAATATAGATAAAGAACGTGTATCCGATATTCTTAATTCCTTTACAACACTTTATACTTTAGATAAGAAAAACTTGCTGTACCACTTTAATATACAGCATGCAACAGATGTATCTTTACTTTACTCTATGACTTTTTATGATAGATTAGATTATTCACGAGAAAATAATACACTTAATTCCTTTTATAATAAATTCTCAGATAGATCTAATATAAATCAAATTATTCCTATCTCTAAACTTTACGAATCTTGTGAAAAAGTTTACGATAGTGTAAAGAGCTATATTGATATTGAACTACCGTCTGGGTTTAATTTTTATAATAATATTGCAACTAATGTATTTTTTCTTATAGAGCAAACTGGATTAGGTATAGAGTTAGACAATTTTATTAAAAACTTTACACCTCGTAACTCTTCATATAATATTAGTAAAGAAACTGTTTATACTTCTTATAATCTATATAATGCTACTTCACGTCCTACTAATGCTTTCAATAGTGTAAACTTTGCTGCTATTCCTAAAGGTGAAGAATATAGAAACTGCTTTAAACCTACTAATGATTTTTTTGTTGAGCTAGATTTTGATGGCTATCATCTTCGTTTACTTTGCGATGAAATAGATTTTAAAATACCATCTTCTTCTGCTCATAAGTATCTAGCAAAGATGTATTTTGATAAAGAAGATATTACAGAAGAAGAGTATAATAGTGCAAAACAAATTAACTTTCAAGCGATTTACGGTAAAATACCAGAAGAGCATAAAAATTTATCTATATTTCAAAAAATACAAGAATATATCGATAACATGTGGGAATCTTTTAGTAAACTAGGTTTTGTACAGAATACATTATCTGATAAACACTTTACAAAAGAATTAAAAGAAATGCATCCTGCTAAATTAATGAATTATATGATGCAAAGCTTGGAAACCGCTAGAAATATTCTTATCTTGAAAGAAGTACTCAGTTATCTAAGAGATAAAGAAACTAAAATAGCTTTATATACGTACGATGCTATTTTATTTGATTTTAGCACTAATGATGGTAAAGAGACACTTAAAGGACTTGAGAAAATAATGGAAACTAATAAGAAATACCCAATTAAATTTAAATATTCAAAAAGTTTAAATTTATAAGATTAAAAAGATATTTATATATGATAGAATTAAAAGTAAAACCACGGTTTGATTACGATATCGATCCTATTTACTATAATGAAGATATGAGCAACAAACTGTTTTGTACTTTTGCAACAGAAGAAACATTAGACTCTGTCCTAGAGGAAATTCAAGCAAGATACAAGATTATTTACAACAAAATTTTCGTACTTTACTCTAAAAGTCAAGACGAATATATCTGTACCTACAATGTTGACTTTGGTAACGTAGGACAATTTTTAGAAAATACTATATTAGTTCACCGTAAAAAGGAATCTAATACTCTATATACTATCAATGCTTTAAATACTTTGATTAAAGAATTAAATGATGGTAAATTAGACACAACATACAGAGTAAACTGGTCTGATTTCAGAAACTGTATATTGCTAACTAAAGGCCCTGAACTTAAAAGGGTAAATACGAAACTTCATCGTATTTTAGAGTTGGAAAGTTAAGATAATTTTCTTATCTTAATATAAATTAACGTTAAATAAAAATAAGTTATATGGATTTAAATGCTATTAAGGCTAAACTAGATGCCTTAAACACTAACGGTCAGCAGAGAGAAAAGACTGACTATTCGAAAATTTTTTGGAAACCAGAATTAGGTAAGCAAACTATTAGGATTGTTCCTTCTGCTTACGACCCTGCATTTCCTTTTAAAGAGTTAAAGTTCCATTACGGTATTGGAAAATATCCTATGGTAGCTTTATCTAACTTCGGGAAACAAGACCCGATTGAAGAGTTTGTAAAAGAGCTTAGAAAAACTTCTGATAAAGATAACTGGTCTCTATCAGGTAAAATTAACCCTAAGACTAGAATTTTTGCTCCTGTAATAGTAAGAGGAGAAGAAGAGAAAGGTGTTAGATTATGGGGATTCGGTATCACTATCTATAAAGCACTTTTAGCTTTAGCTGAAGATGAAGATATTGGAGACTTTACAGATGTTATTAATGGATGGGATATGGTAGTTGAGCAGTCTCAAGGTAATCCTTACCCTGAAACTAGTGTTAGAATTAAACCTAAACAAACTCCTTTGTCAGATGATAACGATCAAGTAGACTTATGGTTAAAGTCACAACCTAATCCTGTAGAAGTTCATACTGAATACGATTATGATTTTATTAAGAAACAATTACAGAATTATCTTAACCCAGGTTCAGCGGATGATACACCAGCAACTGCAACTCCAGCAGCTCCAGCTAAATCTGACTTTACGTTAGAGACAGCTACAGCAGAGAATAAAGATACAGTTTCTAAATTTGACGACTTATTCAACGAGTAATGGCTAAAAAGAAAGAAACTCAACAAAAAGCTACTGCTGCAGTACGTAAGTCGTTTAACCTTAGTAACTTTAAGAAGAAGAAAGGGTATTCTAATGCTTCTGTTAAATTTAAAGAGCAAGGATGGATACCTCTTTCAAAAGCTTTTCAAGATATTACTTCATTACCCGGTATACCTACTGGTCATATTACTCTACTCAGAGGACATAGTGATACAGGAAAAACAACAGCATTAATAGAAGCAGCAGTCAATGCTCAAAAATTAGGTATACTTCCTGTTTTTATTATTACTGAGATGAAATGGTCTTGGGAACATGCTAAGGAAATGGGATTACAAGTAGAAGAAGTAGTTGACGCTAACGGAGTAGTTACAGATTACGAAGGTCATTTCTTATACGCAGATAGAGGTACTTTAAATACTATAGAAGATGTAGCTGTTTATATAGCAGACTTAATGGATGAACAGGCAAAAGGTAATCTGCCTTTTGATATGTGTTTCTTCTGGGATAGTATAGGATCGGTTCCTTGTGATCTTTCAGTTAGATCTAATAAGAATAACAACGAATGGAATGCTGGTGCTATGTCTACTCAGTTTGGTAATAACCTTAATCAAAAAATACTACTATCTAGAAAGGAGAATTCTCCTTATACTAATACTATGGTAGCTATAAATAAGGTTTGGACTATGAAACCTGAATCACCTATGGGTATGCCTAAACTTCAAAATAAAGGAGGTATGTCGATGTGGTATGATGCAACGTTAGTTGTTACTTTTGGTAATATAACTAACCCAGGTACATCTAAAATAAAAGCTATTAAAAACGGTATGCAAGTAGAGTTTGCTAAACGTACTAACGTTCAAGTAGAAAAGAATCATATCGGAGGAGTACAGTCTAGAGGTAGAATAGTTATGACTCAACACGGTTTTATAGAAGATGATAAAAGAGCAATCGATAAATATAAAGATGCACATAAAGAACATTGGTTGAAACTAGTAGGGTCTATAGACTTCGATTTAATTGAAGAAGGAGACTTAGAAGAAACTCCTATAGCTCCTAATTTACTAGATTAATGTACGACGATATTCTTAAGAACCTTAAAGAAACCCCACCACGAGCATTGAATGATCATATCTTGATTATAGATGCTATGAATATGCTGATTCGTAGTTTTTCATTGCTCAAAGCTATGAACCCATCAGGAACCCATATCGGAGGACTGGTGGGATTCTTGCGTTCTTTGGGGTATGTAACTAGAATATTTGATCCTACTAGAGTTGTAGTAGTATGGGATGGTAAAGGAGGATCAGCTAATAGGAAGAATATCAATCCAGATTATAAAGCTCAAAGAGCTACTTCAAGAATAACTCATTGGGGGTTATATGATACAAGAGAACAGGAACAGGAAGCATTAATAGGTCAGTTATATAGGACACAAGAGTACTTAGAATGTTTACCTATGCAACAGATGGTAATGGATAAGCTAGAGGCTGATGATATAATGGCTTATTTAGCAGTAAGAGCTGGTAATGCAGGCAAAAAAGTTACAATAGTATCATCTGATAAAGATTTTCTACAATTGGTCGATAATAATATTGAAGTATATGCACCAGTTAAGAAAAAAACTTTTACAAAAGATAATATATTTGAAGAACTAAAAGTTCTTCCAACAAACTATAATATTGTAAAAGCATTATTAGGCGATAACTCTGACAATCTACAAGGCGTAAAAGGATTAGGCATAAAGACTATTGTTAAAGAATTTCCTAAATTGCTTACTGAAAAAACTGATTTAGATTATGTTTATAATGTTGCTGAGAGTAAATTAGAAGGTAAAAAAATATTTTCTAAAATTATACACTTTTGGGATAAAGTAGAAACGAACTTTAAGTTAATGGATCTTCATAATACAGCTTTAGATGATAACGAAATAGAATACGTTGAAAATATACTTAAAGAACATATCCCAGATCTTCAATCTGGTGCTTTTCTTCATCTGATGGATCAAGATAAAATTGAAGGTATAACTAAAAATACAGAAGGCTGGTTAGAAAACTTTAGAGGTTTAACAGTTTTTGAAAGGTAGATGAAAGAGTATTGGATAAATTGGTTTTTATTGAATACTTTAGCTCAAAAGTTTACATTACAAAAAAGAACACATTGTTTATATGAGTTCTGTAATATACACAAAGATAAAGTTCCTTTTCATGACGAATTTAATCGATTTTTAGTTAATGAGATTGGAGACAGTAATTTTTATTACGACGTCTACCATATTCATAAATGGAAAAAAGGTAATTTCTTTGATCAACATACTGATAATAGAGCTAATAGAAGATTTGCTTACGTTCATGAACTAAAAGAGTCTGAATGTAAAACGAAACTTTTAGTTAAAGGTGAACCTAGAGATTTTGGCTTGTTTGACGTACATACATTACATAGAGTTCCAGTAATAAAAAGCGGTGAAAGAATATCTCTTACAGTATTTGGTAAGAATAAAAAAGAAAAAGTAATAATATGAAAGGAGTTATAGCAGGAAATTTCGACGTTATTCATCCAGGTTACATT